GTTTCAACCATCATTAAGAGAAGGTGCGCCAGATAAATTATTAGGTTACAATTATTTTGTAAATAATGATTTGCCTTCTGCTCAAACAACTGCTGCAAAAATCATCTTCTTTGGTGATTGGTCTAAATATGTTATACGTCAAGTTGCCAACAATGTGCTTGTGCCATTGCGTGAGCGTTTTATGGACGAAATGGAAATTGGTTTCCTAATGTATGCTCGTTATGATGGCAAATTGCTTCAAACGGCTGCAATTAAGCACTTAAAGAATCTGTAAATAATATTGGAGAGTCTAATTTGGAGGAGTTGCAATATACTCCTCCATTTTTAAAAATACTAAAATGGCTTGGAAAGTTACGACAGCACCAGTAAATGAACCTTGGACACTTGCCGAGGTGAAAAGCTATTTAAAGATAGATGATTCTAACGAAGATTCAATGTTAAATACTTTAATTAAAGGTGCAAGGATGGTTGCTGAAAGTTATCTTAACCAAGGTTTAATAACTCAAACAGTTACAGAAAAGTTAGACAGGCTTGGCGATTCTACTATCTATCTTAGCGTTTCTCCAGTGCTTGCCGTTTCTTCTTTCCAATATGCTAATAGCGAAAATACAACAGCTACATTTGCAGCGACAGACTATGTTGTTGATACTTTTTCTAAGCCTGCCAGGCTGAACCTTAGCTATGGCAAAACATGGCCCACATTATACGGTAATATTAACGATGTTACAATAACTTATACTGTTGGCTATGGCACAGAATCAAGTGCTGTACCTTTCCAAATAAGACAAGCTATTCTTTTAATGGTAGCAGATACCTATGAGAATAGACAAGATTACGTTAAGAGATTACCAACGGCATCTCAATATTTATTAGACCAATATCGAGTACAATATTTCTAAATGAAGTATAATAAAAATGAAATTATTGGTCGAATGCGTGATCGGATTACCATCCAAAATGTCACACGTTCAAAATCTGGCACAGGTTATGCCTCGGAGTCATGGGCAGATATTACAAGCGTTTGGGCAAATGCTGAAATAAAATTACCTCCATCAAATGAAACGGTTATAGATGGAAAGAATACTGCAAAAAATATAAGCGATTTTACCATTAGATATACAACTGATATAAGCGAAGAAAGCCGTATAGTTTGGAATGGAAAATTATACCAAGTAAGGAATATTAAAGTAAGTCACGATAGGAGATTTATAAGTTTTCAAGGAGAGTTTTACGACTCCTACATTATTACCGGTGTTTCCGTTGCTGCCATTCTTTCGGCAAATGCAAGTATATCATCTAATTTTAAAATTATACAAAGCGTCCTTGCTGCTATGAATGCCATAGCAACGACAAGTGCTGAATTAACAGTTAACCAGCAAGGTCAAGTTTTGGCGGCTGCTTCTCTCTCCGCATCTGGCAATCTTTCGGCCAATGTTACAAAAGTGATACCAATCAATAGCGATGTTACGGCAAATGGCACTTTAGCCGCTGCGGTGACAAAAGCTATAAATATAAATAGTTCATTAAATGCAAATGCTACTTTAGTTAGTAATGCTTTAGTAAGCAAAACTTTAATAAGTACATTAACTGCAAATGCTACGACATCGGCTGCAGTTGACGTTGTAGCGCAAGGCTCTGTTAGTGTTAACGCTGCATTAAATGCTTTAGGAACTGTTGCGGCTGACATTAAGCGTACAGTTACATTGCAAAGTAGTCCAACTACCAGTGCAACAACTGCCTTAAATGCTATACTTACCAAAGTGATTGAAGCATCAATGACAGCTACGGCTAATACACAAAGTTCGGCACAGTTGACAATACCAGTTAACGCAGCTGCATCTGCTACGGCTAACACTACGGCAAATGCTACATTATCATACACAGTCAATGCCCAGTTAAATGCAACGGCACAGACAACAGTTGACGCACAAATAACAAGAATTATTTCCGCTTCAATGACTGCAACGGCACAGACAACAGTCGAGGCAGGCATCGGTGTTACCTTTGTAGCTTCTGCCATGGCATCGGCATCATTGACAAGTGCAAATGTTTTAAGAACGGCAACCATGGCTGCAAGTGTAAGCGGAGCGGCAACAGTGACAGGTGCGACGTTAGATGTGGCAGCGACAACCGTATCGGTTGAATATCTTGTAATTGCTGGTGGTGGCGGCGGTGGTGCAGTATATGGTGGAGCTGGTGGCGGTGCTGGTGGGTATTTAACAAATACATTTACATTAAATAAAAGTACAAGTTATACTGTAAGTGTTGGTGGTGGTGGTAATGGTTCTGCAGATAATGAGGGATTGAGTGGGAATTCGTCAAGTATTTCTGGAACTGGATTAACAACTGTTACGGCTACTGGTGGTGGAGGTGGCGGTAAATATGGAGACCCTATTGGAACAACTGGGAAAAGCGGTGGTTCTGGTGGTGGTGGTGGTTCATCTGATGATAATGGTATTGCATTTTACAGTACAGGAGGTTCAGCAAGTCCATCTGGACAAGGTAATAACGGTGGAAAAGGTGGTAGAGTAGCTACACCGATAGGAGGAGGTGCTTTAGGTGGTGGCGGTGGCGGTGGTGCAAATAGTGTTGGTACTGATTGGAGTGGTTCAACCGCTGGAAATGGTGGAAATGGATTAGCATCTTCAATTACTGGTTCAAGTGTAACTCGTGCTGCTGGTGGTGGTGGTGGTGCTGCTGGAGGCGCACAGGGTGGTACTGCTGGTGTCGCTGGTACGGGTAAAGTAGGTACTGATGGAGATGGAAAATCAGGTAATAGTAACGGTAATAACGGAACAGACTTTAGAGGTAATGGAGGTGGTGGTGCTGGTCAACCATCATATGCTGGAGGTAATGGTGGTAAAGGTGTAGTAATAGTAAGATGGTTAACATCTTCTGCAACTATTACATTGTCTGGAGGTGCGCAAACAGATGCAGTAAGTTATACTGATGGTAGTTATAGTATTAGAGAAATTAGAAATTCTGGAACAGTAACATTTTCATAATGGCACATTACGCACTTTTAAATAATGATAATTTTGTAAAATCTGTAATAAGCGGAGCGGATGAAATTTATTTAATAGATTTGTTGGACACAGAAACAAATTATTCAATTTTATATAATTGCATTGCAAAACGCACCTCTTACAACACTCGTGGAGGTGTTCATTATCAAGCCGACAACAATACACCAAGCCTTGACCAAAGCAAAGCATTTAGAAAAAACTATGCTGGAATTGGCTACTATTACGATAGCATTATGGATGCTTTTATCCCTCCTAAACCTTTTCCATCATGGATATTAGATGAATTTAGTTGCCTTTGGCAATCACCAATACCTTATCCAAATGATGGTAAAATGTACCAATGGAATGAGGAGATAGGCAACTGGATAGAAATAAACCTAACACAATGAAAATAGCCATTTTTACAAACATCAACTCTCCTGCTACCGACTTTTACCGCACGGTTGGCTGCTATGCCTACATGGGGCATGATATAAGATATCTTGCCATTGAATCGGCAAAGTGGTTTGATTTAATGGATGTTGATGTTGTAGTGGCTAAATCTCCGAATGGCATGGCATACTTTGAAATGCTTAGAGAGTGTAAGAGGATGGGTAAGAAGATCATTATTGACCATGACGATAATTTACACGAAACGACAAGGACTAACCCGGCACACGTTGGACTAAGCCATGAGGCAATGCGTAAAACGGTGGAGGATTGCTTTGGCTTTGCTAATCATATAATTTATTCTACCGATGCCTTGCAAAAGTATTATATGCCATATCACGAAGGCATTGCAAGCACTGTTGTGAATAATGGATGGAATCCAATTATTCAGCCATTTATGCCAGTGCCTAAGATAGAAGATAAGATAAGATTTATTTGGCGCGGTTCAATGCATCACTTGGATGACATTGGCAGTATATCAAGTTATATTAATGAGTTAGCGGAAGATGAGAGCTGCGATGTTGCCATGCTGGGCATACAAGATTTTATTATGGCTCACTTGTTCCCAAAAGTAAAAACAAAGGAATGGAATAGCTCACTGTTTGGCTACTTTGAAACATTGAACAATAGCCAATGTCACTACGGATTATTTCCGTTACTTAAAAACGATTTTAACTTTGCAAAGAGTAATATATTTGCCATTGAGATGTTAGTCGCTGGCGGTGTAACCATTGCGCCAAAGGGCATACCAGAGTACAACATACCAGGTGTAATAAAGTACGAAAACTTTGGCGATGTTTTAATAGCTGTAAAAAACAAGGACTTTGACAGAGAGGCAATTGTAAAGGAGGGAAGAGAGTATTTGAACGATGTGCTTAGAGTTGATAAGACAAACAAAAAGAGAGAACTAATTTTAAATAATTTAAACTAATAAACTATGAGTGCTTTTTCAAATTATTTGGAAGACCAAATAACAGGATGGATTGCAGGAACAACTTTTGCAGCTGCTCCTACTGCTACTTTTGTACAGTTGTATTCACAAGATCCAACTGATGCAGGATCGGCAACTGGTGCCTTATATTCAAGGGTATCTATTGCATCTGGCACAGGGTCATGGACAAGAGGAACTGGAAATGCTGGTACTATTACAAATGCATCTGCTATTACTATTACATCAAGTGCAACTGCTACGGCATCTGCTACTTACGTTGCGGTATTTTCATCTGCAACTGGCGGTGATTTACTTTTTTATGGTCAATTAACAACTGCAAAAACTGTTGCATCTGGTGATGAAGTTAAGTTTAACGCATCTGCATTAACGCTAACTGTTGCCTAAATATTAGGAGAATACTTAGGTGTTCTCCTAATTAAAACTTAACTATGTCGTATCTTAGTCAAAAACAAATATCACACTTACGAGACCTACAAAAAACCAATTACAAAGGTAAGCGGTCAAGTAGTGCTTTAGTGGTTACAGGTTTGGCAGATGCGGTTTTGGAAATGGAAAAAATAATGCGAGTTGTATCATTAGAACAAAGGCATGAAATTATTAATTCAGCAACTCCTATTGCTTTACAAGTATATAAGAGTTTAGTGCCTGTATCTAAAAAGACACATTACTTTTCATCATGGGGAGAGAAGCAAAATAAATTAGGCATTGGAAGATACGACAGAGAATATCATTATAAAATTGAACCAGGCAATTTAAAAAGGTCTATTCAAATATTAAGTGATATTCTTAAAAAATATAAGTGGAAAGTTGGTGCGGTAGGCCCACATTATATAAAAGATATGGGCGAAGGTACTTTGTTAAATAGTGGCGATAAATACAATGGCTTTTATGCGCACATGGTTTATGGATCTGCAAAGGCATGGAGGCAAAAGATTGTATTAAAAGCAAGAAATTTAGCACAAATACCAGTGTTCAAAGCAATGTCACAAGAGGCAAGAGCTCAAATAAATGGTATGCCTAAAAACTGGTGGAAATGATAGGAAAAGTTATATACGGAAGGTTAATTAACGATGTTAATGTTACTACCATTGTTGGAGAAAAAATATATCCTGACTTAACACCTCAAGATGTGCAGTATCCCTTTTGCGTATATACTATTGTAAACTCCACTCCCGTTGACTTCAAGGATGGGCAAAGCAATTTGGAAGAAGTGCAATTTCAGATAGATTGCTATACTCAAAGCTATGACAGTACGCAAGAGCTTGCAAACAATGTTAGAAACAATCTTGATAGATTTACGGGCACGGTTAATACAGTTAGTGTGCAAACGATAAAGTATATGTCAAGCGATTCACAAGTCTACAATCCTACTTTAAATGTTTACTGGATGTCAGTTGATTTTATGGCAAGAATGAAAAGATAACTATGAAACTAAGATTAATAAAAGAGTGGAACGGCAAGCCAATAGGCGCAACAGGTGTTTTTCTTTCCGACTTTGGTCAGAAGCTTGTTGCCGATGGCATTGCCGAGCGTCTTGACGATGACTTTGTCGTGGAGCAGATGCCAGAGAAGAAAGTGCAAGAGGCACCTCAACCTATTTATATTCCAGTGCCAATGCCAATGGAGTATTTTCAGGATGAAAATGAATTGGAAAAGATTAATGATAAAATAGATTTGAAAAAAGCTAAAAAATAATATTATGGCAACAACTGGAATAATTAACGGTACGTTGATGAGGTTATACAAAGATAGCACTGCTATTGGTTATGCTACATCCTGCCAAATGAACATCTCATCAGCCATGCGTGAAATCTTAACAAAAGATTCAGCAGCTGGAGGATGGAGAGAAGTAAAGAAAGGTCAGTTATCTGGCACATTGTCCACGGAGGCATTGTACGCAGGACCTGGCGATTCATCTACCAATTACTTGTTTGATGATCTCTTTACCGACTTAATATCGGGCACTGCCTTAACGATTAAGTTTACTACCGATGTGCAAGGAGACAATGTGTTTACCATGCAAGCTATTTGCACAAGTTTAGACCTTAATGCTGCGGTGGAAGAAAATACAAGCTATTCAGCATCCTTTGAGGTGACTGGTGCAATCGTGAAGACAACAAAAGCATAATTTAAAAATTACCTGACATGAAAACAATTAATATTGCCAATACGACTATTCCAATTAAATTTGGAATGTTCGTGTTAGGTACATTTTTAAGGGAAAGGAAACTAAAACTTAGTGACCTTTCCCTCCTTGGCGAAGACCTCCTACTTGCCCTTGAACTTGCATTTACCGGTGTTGAACATGGCTACAAGGCAAAGGGAGAGAAGTGCCCTTATAACTTACAGTCATTTTGTGATTTGGTAGATACGGACATGGGAGGTATTGCGCGGATAATGGAAATGATTTCAAACGAGATTTCACCTCCGCAAGATGACATTGAAAAAAACGTAGTGGCGAAGGAGGAGAACTCACACTTGAACACATCGAACGCTTTTGTTTCGGAGTATTAAGAATCCTTCCTTCGCATTATTACGACATGAGTTTAAAAGAGGTTATTATA